TACGTTAAGCTCTGTTCCGTAGTTGTAAGCAAACCCATCATAGTATTCTATAGAGAAGTAATCCTTAAACTCCTGACCAAATGAATTAAAGTCTGCTACAAAGAAGTTTTTGTTAGTATAGTTTTTACCTCCTATTGTGTTAGTTCCAGATAACTCTACTAAACTAACTGTGTTGTTATTACCGGGTGAAGGGAATGTTTGGAATAAGTTACCGTTAAATTTAGAAGCATTTCTTGCACTTCCTGTAATATTTAATGAACCAGTGATATGTACAGTATCTGTGTTAATGTCTACAGTTCTTACACTCCCTACATTTTGTAGTTTTAACTCATTAGTAGCTCCACCGTAAACCGTCTGTAAGTAATTTTTAACAGTACTACTTCCAGTATCGAGATACATTGAGTGTCTGGATCCAGATGGATAAACTAAATTATTATTTTGAAGCTCGGTACTAAATGTTGTATTGAATTGATCAAATTGTGTGAATATGTTATTGTCGGATCCACTATTGTTAAATACATTACCATTATAGTAAGCTCTTTTTGGTTGTATAGTATCTTTTATTACAAGAAAGCCTCCTGCTGTAGAACCTGTAATGTTTCCTACAGTTATACCGTTTGGAGCTTGTACTATCATAGAACCTGTTACCTGTACATCACCATTAACAGACGTTGGTCCTGTAAGTGTAACCTGGTTTGCTTTCATCTCCGCTTTCGATGTTCCATCATTTTGATCGAATACAGCTATTATACCTTGATTTGCATAAGAACTTCCGGATGGTTTTGCAGTTAAAGACGCTCTATCCCCATTAATAAGAATCTCTGATCCAAAGTTATATCCAAATGAATCCCATTTCTCCATAATGAAAGCATCTACATAGTTACCAGCTGGATTATACTCCTGAATGTTGAATGACATATTATTATATGCCCTACTGTATTTACCTGTTGCACCAGTAACGTTAATAAAGTTTTTCTGAGAGAAACTATTTGGTGATTCTATATTAGATGTTATAAGCCCTTCAACAAGTGAACTACCTGTTATGTTCAATGAACCTGTTATTCTTAAGCTTCCTGATATATCCGCTGAACCTGTAAAGATACCATCCCAAGATCCTGAATCTACTGTAGCATAAGAAGCTGTTCCAACTAAATTACCAAGAAATCCATTTGAAGCTGTTACTGCTCCTGTACTTACATTTATATTTCCATTCCCTATAACAGCAAAATCTCCATTAAACTGTGATCCGTTATTTCTTACACTTAGTATATTGGTTCCTCCTATGTCAACGTTGAAGTCTGAAGCACTTCCACTTAGATTAAGTGTAGTATTACTACCATTACCTAAAATTGTTAAACTATTAATTTCATCTATACTTTTATATTTTCCAATATTTGTATAAGGAGCCTCACTGAAACCATGTCCTCCTATAATTTTAACATCCAGTCCAGTATCTAAAGTAGAAAAGTCTTTAAAAGTGATACTTCCTGTAACACCTGTGGATCCTGTTATTTCAAGATTTGAATCTATAGTTACAACAGAACCATCATCTGTAATGTTCGTATTAACAACTGTATGGTTGCCTGTTCCTTTTATTAAAGTATTTGCCGTTGGATAAACTTCTGAACCTTTACTACCTGAAGGACCAGTTAACATACCTGCTGACTCTCCTCCTGTTTCAACTTGAATCCAGTTATCATCTACACTATCCCATTCAAACGATCCTGTTAAACCAGATCCACTGTCGTATACTTTTATTCCAGCAAATCTTTTTGTAGGTGAATCTGCATTTAAGATAATATATTCGTCACCTATAATTGTTGCTGAACCTGTTATGGTTTTTAAGTAACCAATAGAAGCTGAAGTAAATGAAGCATTACTTGCTGTTATATCAGTTATGTTTATTCTTGCTGTAGAATCTAAATCATCTGCTATATCTGCTCTTACAGCATGACTTGCTGAAGTTGCTGTAGTTGCACTTGTTGCTGTATTTGCATTATTTGCCTGTATAGCATGAGAGGCTGATGTAGCCGATGCTGCAGTTGTTGCAAAAGATGCTGAAGTTGAAGTGTTTGAACTTAAAGCACTATCAGCTTGTACTGCATGACTAGAAGATGTTGCTGAATCAGCTTGTACTGCGTGTGAGGCAGAAGTAGCTGTTGTTGCACTATCTGCTTGAACAGCATGTGATGCTGATATTGTAGTATTGGAGTTAGTTGCAAAAGATGCTGAAGTAGCACTTGCTACCGTTCCATCTACATTTGCTCCTGCTACATAAGATGCTGTATTTGCCGTTGTTGGAATAATTGATGAACTTGCTACTGCCTGTGGTACACCATTAGCATCTCCTTTCCATACGTAATCAGTTGTTAGGTTTGGTAAGTCATTTGTTCTACCTGAACCAAGAACTACCAATTCTCCATCTGAAGCATTTACCTTACCTACAATACCTATGTTTTGAATAAATGCTGATCCTGTAGGTTTTGTTGCTGTTATTGCTCCTGCTCTACCTACATATACGTTATTTCCTGCTACAAATGTAGAAGTATCAATACCTGTAATCTTACCACTTATGATTGCGTTACCTGTAGCTGAAGCATTAATGTCTGTTAAAGCTAAACCAATTGCTGGCATATCACCATCACAAGAAGCTGTTATTACGTCAATGTTTTGTCCTGTGACTCCAGTAGTATGTAACGTCTGTCCCTTTGTTATTGTTACCCCTAAAGTATTCTTAACACCTACAATAAGATCATTGGCATCTGCTGCTAAATCAGCAAATAAAGCATGTGAAGCACTTGTTGCTGTAGCGGCATAAGATGCCGAAACTACACTACCTAATAAGAGTGATGCTGTTGCTGCGTAAGAAGCTGAATCGGCATTAGTAGCTGAAGTAGCTTGTGAAGCTGTTATTGTTAAATTGTTAATTAAACTTCCAGTACCATTTACTAGCTCACTACCACTAATTTGTGTTAGCTGCTGGAAGGACTGATCTATAAATTCGTTGGTTAAATTAAATCCCATTTTATTTTATTTTTTAATTTGGTGGATATTGTCTACGACTTCTATCAAATATTCTCATCCCTCTTCTTTCTGCCTCTTCTGCATATCCATTTCTTCTGAATACGAAAGGTGAACCGTATTGGTCTGTATAGTCTGGAGAACTTTGGTAAAGTTTTGTGTTTTGAGTCAATTCAGGAAATGATGCTTCCTCTTCTATTAAGTAGTCTTTAAGACCTTCTGCATAATATTCCATTTTATTCTTTACACTCTGTCTTTTAACATTGTATAAAGTTCTATCTACTGCCGAACTTTCACTACCTCCATCTGGAATAAGTAACCCGTTATTCCTACTTCTTAAATAAATACTATCTAATACGTAATAGTAAGCAGCATATATAAGAAAATCTTGAACATAATCATTAACTAAAGTTTGATAAGCACCAGTTAGGGTGTTATTGTCAACGTCTGATAATAATTTGTTGTATAATAGTGTTCCTGTTAGTCTTTGAAGTTCAATATCTTGACTTTCACGAATACCATTTTTTATTAAGGCAGTATCTACGTTATTGTCGATGTCTGTGTATTCTCTAAGTTTAGCTTCCGATATCAGAAATGTTGTTGTCATCTTGTTCTAATTGTTCGTTAATTAATTCATCGTCTTCTTCTGTTGTCTCTACTGATGTTACTATATCTTCTACCTCTTCACCATCATCATAAAGCTTCTTTCTCTTTACTCCGATTGTAAGATCTGGGAAGTTAACTTCTACAAGAGTTTCTAGTTGTCTTAAGATATCTTGCTGTAAAGGCTCTATTACAGTGTTAAACCATAATAAGAATGCATCTACTACTTCGTCTCTACCACCTAATTGACCCTCTGTCTTAATACCTAACATCATTGGTGATGTAATTCTATGTGCAGTTAAGATCTTTTGTGTAGTAACGTCGTTGATTGTAGTATAATACCCATCTGCCCCGTTTTGAGGAATAGGTTCTATTTTTGGAGCATTTTCTGGTTGATCTACGTCCATATAGATTAAAGAACCAGCATTCGAAGTACCACCGTAGTTAGCTCTTAAGTTCTTTTCTATATCTCTTATATCATCATCCGAACCATTAGTAAACGTTGTTATAGCTAGAGAAGGCGCCAATCCCTGCTCGATGTTATTTTTGTGGAAGTCATCGACTGCAGCATCTAGTTCTATAACACGTAATGCCCCGTTGTAAGATGGGAGTGGATAATACTCCTGTCCAGGTCTGTAGTTTCTAACTACAAATATTTGATTTGGTTCTTCTTGTTTGTTTAAAGGATTATAAGCCGGTAAATAATCTATATCTTTAGCTTGAGTTGATCCATATCTATCCCATTTTGAACTAACGAAATAACCAGGAATGTTTCCTCTGTCATCTCTTTCTTTTGCTCTTAAGAATGAAAAGTCTATGTGATAAACTTCTGCTATTTTAGATCTATCTAATGACCATATTACCTCTAATCCAAACGAACCGTGTAAATAGTAATCTAATGAAACTTTAGTGAAGATATCATTCCACGTATCTCCTTTTGAATTCGCTCTTTCTAATGCTGGTTCAAAATTAGCTGTTAATCCACCTCCTACTATTGCTTCTACTGTAGCATTTACAGCAGATGCATGTATTGATGAATCGTTATACAATGCTATTAAGTGTTGTGGAAATAAATTATCATCACCGCTTTTAACGTATTTTCCTTCTACTTTCTCTCTATGATTAATTCTATCATGAGAAAATGTTTTAATTTTGGAAAAATGTACTTTATTTTGTCTATCCATGGTATGTTGAATATTGTCCTTCTTCATTCGGACTGATGTATTGTGTAAATGAAGGAACGTCTGAACCTGATACCCAAGCTCTATCGTTATCTAAAGTGTTAGTGCTAGTTTTTGGACCTGCATCGCTCCATTTAAAGTTAGCTAAAGAAAACTTTATATTGGTAGTTCCCCATTTTGCTCTTACTACTAAAGACTCGGTAATCGTTATTGTGTAATTACCTGTATAAGTAGGAAGTGTGCTTTTATCTAAACTAAATTGTAATCTTGGATCTACCCTACTAGGGGTATTTGTTAATGTTAAATTTACACTACCAGAACTCTGATCATAATCTTGTATATAATTAAGAAAGTATGAACCTGATGGATTACCCACATAAGAGGAAGTAATCTCCGGCCATACATTTATATACTCTGTTCCCGTTCCGTATTGTAAACTTTGCATCTATTTTAAGTTGTAAAAGAGAGTTTGGGACCGGTAGTATAACACCAATCCCTATCTCTTTATTAAAGTTATGCTACTGCTATTCCTGATAAGAAATCTACTGTACCATTTGATGTTTGAATTTCATCGGCTGGTTCAGGTTCTTGTCCTGAGAATGTAAGTGCATATTGGTTAGCGTCTCCAAAAGCAGTACCTGATGTTGCTGATCCTGCTGATAAACTGACACCTCTATATCTTCCCATAAGGAAGTATCTACCTGTATAAGGTGACTCAACTCCGTTGTTTGTTTCTACAATAATAGAAAGGTCTGGGTTTTGAGCCAATACTTTTACTTGGTTTCTAATAGAAGACTGTAGTTTGTGGAAAGCAACATTTAGGTCTTGCTGATAGAACACTGTTCCTGCCTCCAAACTTGGAGTAGGGGTTTCTGTAAAGTCTCCTGTCTGTCTAGTCAGTTCGAACTTATAATAAGTCCCTGAACCACTAATACTAGAAATAAGACCGTCGGATGCTTCTGTTATAGTACTAATAGATCCAGAAAGAATGTACACATTCTTAATTCCTCCACTATTGTCTCTACAACCGAGCG